AATTAAAAAGGGTATCAACAAAGGTAAAGTTGCTAAATGAAACGGCAACACAATACAATGTTAATAGGTTTATTAGGTACAATCCTTTTGGGATTATCTACTTATGTATTGATGACAATCGTAGAACTTCAAGTTCATCTAGGAATGCTTACAGAAGAAATCATGTCAATAGATAAACAGATTGGAAGAATTTATAACCACATGGATAGACTAACTAGCAAATGACTTTAAAAGCACATCAAAACCCTAGTGGTGGATTAAACGCAAGAGGTAGAGCTTACTTTAAAGCTAAAGGTCATAACCTCAAGGCTCCCGTTACAGGAAATCCAAAAGCAGGATCTAGAGCTGCTGGAAGAAAAAAGAGCTTCTGTGCTCGTATGGGCGGAGTAAAAGGGCCGATGAAAGACAGTAAAGGAAGACCAACAAGAAAGGCTTTAGCCTTAAGAAAATGGAACTGCTAATTATGAGTAAAGAAACAGAAAAAAAACTAACTGAATTACATAGTAAACTAACTGATACTCTCCTAGAGAAAATCAGGGATCCCGAAGTGAAGGCTTCGGATCTTAATGTTGCTAGACAATTCTTAAAGGATAATAACATAGATTGTGTCCCTACCGATACTAACTCGATAGGAAAACTAGCTGAGGAGCTCCCATTTAAGATCTCTGACGTGATACAAGGTAAAGGGGACATTAAACAATAAAGACTCATCTACACGCCTCTAGTGGCGTTTAAAGGGTATAATATGAAAGAAGTAACCCAAGATTTTAGAAATTTCTTGTATTTGGCTTGGAGACATTTGTCTCTGCCTAGTCCAAGTCCCGTGCAATTTGATATTGCGAATTACCTACAAAACGCACCTAGACGTGCTGTTATCCAAGCATTTCGAGGAATAGGTAAGTCATGGATATGTAGTGCTTTTGTCTGTTGGCATTTACTTAGAAACCCTGACTTAAAATTTCTAGTAGTATCTGCAAGTAAAACTAGAGCAGATGACTTTAGTACATTTACTAAACGACTAATTACTGAAATGGACATCCTAAAGCATCTGGCCCCAAGATCAGATCAACGGGGAAGTAATGTTTCATTTGATGTAGCACCTGCTAAAGCAGCACACTCTCCATCAGTGAAGTCCGTTGGTATCACAGGTCAGCTTACAGGATCTAGAGCCGACTTTATAATCTCTGATGACTGTGAAAGTTTAAACAACAGTTTAACTCAAAGTATGAGAGATAAACTTACAGATAATGTTAAGGAGTTTGAGGCCGTCTTATCTCCAAAGGGTAAGATTGTATTCTTAGGTACACCACAATCAGATATGTCGGTGTATAATGATTTACCTGCAAGAGGATATGAAACTAGAATATGGACTGCTCGTATGCCTGAAGCTCTAAAGCTTTCTAGGTACGAACACAAACTAGCACCTTTTATTAATAACGAAAAGTTTGATGAGTTAGATCCTATAGATCCCGAAAGATTTAATGATCTAGAGTTAAAAGAAAGAGAAGCAAGTTATGGACGTAGTGGCTTTGCCTTACAGTTTATGCTTGATACTACTTTATCAGATAAAGAAAGATACCCACTTAAGTTAAGTGATTTAGTAGTAATGGATATTAATAATGATATAGCTCCTGCAAAAATAGCTTGGGCAGGTAGTCCAGAGTATGTTTGTGAAGACTTACCGTCAGTAGGTTTCACGGGAGATAAATACTATAAACCCATGTTTAAGTCAGAAGAATTTGGAGACTATAAAGGTTCAGTAATGTCTATTGATCCTGCTGGTCGAGGTCAAGATGAATTGGCGATTGCCATAGTAAAACAGCTAGGTGGTAATCTATTTGTGCAAGAATGCACGGGGTTAAGTGGTGGGTACACAGAAAGCAATCTAACTAAAATTGCTACACTAGCTAGGGACACTAAGGTTAACATGATTATCGTTGAGAGTAACTTTGGTGACGGTATGTTTACACAACTATTAAAACCTATAGTCCAAAGGTATTATCCTGTGACTATAGAAGAAGTTAATCATACTAAACAAAAAGAACTGAGAATTGTTGATACCTTAGAACCTGTGATGAACCAACATAGGCTCGTTGTATCTCCACAGTTAATAAGAAAAGACTTTGATACTAAGGATCCTAATTATCAATTGTTTTACCAAATGACTAGGCTAACTAAAGATAGGGGAGCCTTGAGAAATGATGACCGACTAGATGCTTTGTCTATAGCTGTTGCCTATTGGGTTGAACAAATGGCTACTGACGCAGAGACTTCTTTACAGGATCATAAAGAGGATCTCCTAAAGAAAGACCTAGAGAAGTTTTTAGATGGGACTTTAGGAACTAGAGCTAGAGGGGACACATGGATTTAAGAAAGACATACAACTACTACGTTTATCCACCTATAGTTAATACTATAGTATTATATCTATAGTATTAGTATTAGTATTATATCTATTAGATATACTATTAGATAATATCGTTAGGTTATCTCATAGTGTATACCAGCTGAGAGACTAGATGTAGTGGTTTTGGTAGACACGGTAGACACAGTTTTCAATACATCTTAAATAAGCTAGTATTGACGTACAGAGTTAACGACAACTACTACTCGTTAGTTGCACAGTTGCAACCGTTTTGTTTTGTTGAAAAAATCTGAAAGGGTATCTTGTTTACGTTCACTGTCAAAAAACCCCCGTACAACCTCAGCGTGTACTTTAAAAGAGCAAATTGCAAATAGCTAACAACGACAATAAACACCACAAAGGATTGTATATACTTTGTAAACAATACTTAACGAGTTGATCGGGTTTTATTTGGGCTTGTGAAAGTTACGGGGCGTATCTGTTTTTTTTCTTTAAATAGAAAGTCAGCACGGTTTTCAACGAGCCGTGCTTAAAGTTTAACTCGTTATGACTTGTCGAGAACTTTGGACATAATCGACAAGCCATAAAATAAATAGATGCTATTCTATTTAATATTCGAGTTGTTTAGCGTGGTGTGTATTGAACGTATAACGGGTTTAGATTTTGCCTTTACGTCTTGACCGTTCAACTCGGGAAAAGGGAACGACAGTTGAACCTCTTTTTTTTCTTTTTTCAACGGTCGTATAATTTCCGTCACTGTATAATTAACGGTTTTTATTCTTTTATATCCTTTAGATTTATCCATTATTGACCTCACTTGTTACGGTTGTTGATTGTAAAGAACTCGGTAAATCTCGGGTTCTTATAGCCCGAACACGTCTAATTCTTAACGGCTCGGCTAGTTTCAAAGTCGGTACGTTGAAAGAGATATCTCTAAATCTTCTGTTGTACTGAACTTTAAAACTTTCCACTTTTCGAGATTGTGCTTTGTTATCTCTAAAATGAAACTTATTTAAAATAGGATAATCAGCTTTGTTAAGTGTTACCCATTTTTTAAAGTCGTTGTGATGTGTTTTACTATTCATAGAGTTAGACCGTGCGAACGTACACAACGCATGAACGAACTCTAAATAACGATACATTGTAGTCGCTGAGATATTTCCCTTAAACAATCTAAATTCGATTGTCTTTCTAGGGATAGTGTTCAACGCTGAATATCTGTCGGTTTCGTATCTAAAGTCTTTAATCGTTAAAGAGTGATCGGCTCGACAATATCCCGTGTCTTTATTCAAATCACGCCCAGCGACCTCGCAAACATATTTGTAATTATCTTTAAGATTTAAAAACTGTCCGACTAACCCGATTTGATAACGAGTGAACAAGTGTCTAGGTACATGAACATGAACGCCTGTTTTTTTATCTCGATAAGAATATAAATAGTCTTTAACATTTTTCTCAAAGTTAAACCAATAGTCAGTTGATTTTGCGTAGTCTAAAGTCATAGGTACAATATTTAATTCAAGACCTTTAGTACCTAGAGAACCGTCACGCTTACAAATAGCCGTACCCGTTAAAATCTTTTCTTCTAACATCTTGACTATTTGTCGTGGGGCTCGGCTCGACTTGTTAACCTCTAATTCAACACCTAGATAAAAGTTTTTGTTTTGATCTTTTTCGTATGGCATTTGAGCATAAGGCAACCCGTCAACAACTCTATAATTATAATCTCTAAGATTATTATTATTAGATGTAAGGTTAACACACGGGAACTGATCTAAAGTCGTTTGATCTAAATTAATAATAATAGTTTTTTGAGAACTAATATAACGACACTGAATAACCCGACTATCATTATCAGAATTCTCATAACCTATATTTGCTGAACCCGTTGCGAACTGATTTGAAACAAACAACTCGTCAGCGTTGTTGTGTAACCCTGTATTAAATAACGAAATATTAAAATCAGTAAAAACATCAGTTAAATTTTTAAAAGGTACATCTCGATAAAAACTTTGAACCGAACCGAACCTATTAAACAAACCCGTCAACGAACACTGATAGATTTTATTTTTCTCAACTAAATCCCATTCCAAATAATCAATAAGATTTTGGAACGCTCTTAACGTGTCTAAATATATCTTTTTTAATATACGGTTTTTTCGTGATCTATTAACGATCAGTTGTTGAAACGATCTAAAATTATTTCGTTTAATTAAACAATATGTTTTAAAAAAGTTTTTATCTAATCGGTGTTTTATTGACGGTGTATAACAATCATAATGATGTTTAAAGGCCGACCACAAATCACGCTTAACACTATCATTTAAAACAGTATCAGTTTTTAAACCTCGATATAAATTATCTAAAAATGAATTTAAAATAATTGCATTAATATAATGCTCGAGATTAATAAAAATTAACGAGTTATCTTCGTTAGAGTTTTCACTGTCGAAACCTTTAACAAACTCGTGATCTGAACAATCATAAATAACATTCTGTTTAATATTTTCATATAAACTTAAATCAAAAGCGTTCGCATTAAACCACATAGCGACTTGTTTTTTTTCTCTAAACTTTTTAAGGGTATTAAAAATATTAGAACTGATTAATAAATTATCGAACTGTTTAAATTTAAGTACGGCTCTTTTTTTTCTAACTTTCATTAGTGACCTCTTTTATTTGTGATTGGTTTTAAATCGTTAACTTGAATAGATGTGTCAGTTTCAGCAAAATATAATTCGCAATCGCTGATATCGGACAAGTCATAGCCCGAGTATTGAGCCATTAAATAATGACTAACTAACTCGGGGTTTTCTTTAGAGATTTTTTTTAATTCATCTAAATCGGCCGTCTGAATTAACCCGTTTAAATCTTCTAAATCTTTAGCTGAAACCTCACTATCACTTGTCCAATATTCCGACTTATACGGGGGAACACTTTGAACTTTTATTTTTGGGGGCGTTCTATAAGTTGTCGTCTGATCAAAACTAAAGTGATCATCATAACGATAATAATGATTTTTACTCGGTATAATATGATCATTAGAATATTTTAAATTATTATGTTCATGCCATTCGCCCAAGAATTGAAACGACTTAGTATAATTATCTAATAATAATATTCGACTATCACATTCGCTTTGAGCAATACTTTCAAGACAATCAATAAACTTTTGGTTGTCTAAAAGTTTATGGTACATTTTAACAATCGGCCTTAAAATTATTTTACTGAAATAATAAGTGTCGCTCATATCGTTAGTTAACAAAGGGCTAGGTAATCTCGGGCTATTGTGCATTAAATAACAATCGGCTCGGTCGTTGTCTTGGTTAAGAACTTGGAACGGGTGACAATTTTTATTATTAGTATTTCCGTTAGTCGTTATTCTAAAATGTAAAGCAATCTCGTCAGCTTTTTTTGAGTGTTCTTTAAAAGTTTTTAAAATTTTATTAATCTTTTTTGTAAAAAACTTTTTTGTAATTACTCGATTTGTTTTTTTGCATAGATACATCAAACCAAACCCGTGTGGGTTTTTTTCAAACGCTTGTTGTATGATTTTTTTGGTAAAGTCTTTTGGTTTACCTTGTATTATTAAACACATTGTTGACCTCTTTTAGTTAGTTAGTTTTTATATATTTGTGTTATTGGGATAATATCGAAATCGAAACTATTTTAAATATAATAATAAAATTTATTGTAATTTTTTAATTAATACCCATATCTAGAATGTTGCATTTATATCACACTAAATATGGTATATTTACAACAGTTTTTATAAACTACCCGTTTAGATATTTGGTTGACCTCTTTATATTCTAAACGGGTTGAAACTTTAAAGGGCTAACAATGTTTAAAACACTTATTCAAATTATCTCGTTCATGCTGTTTTTTTTCGGTATGATTTTATTTTTTATTACCATCAACGATTTATCTATAATTACGCTTACATCTGTCACGTTTATAATATTCGGTTTATCGCTGTTATCTCGGACAGCTTAAACGGGTTGTTGTTGTCTTGCCGTACAGAGCAAGAAACTACAAAAAATCTATTAATTAACTATCACTAATAATAACAACTTAACGATTTGTTTTATCAATTCGGCAACCCAACTATTATAATCGTTAACTACACTAATAATAACAACGATCTATTTTTATAGATTTTATTTTTACACCGACTAAAAATAATTAGTCGTTATCAATTTAACTCGTTTTAATTTGTTGTAGTTGTTGTTGAATTATAACTATTATTATTTGTTGTTCCGTAACTGGTACAGGCTACCTGTAATTATTAAT